CCGTAAATTACTTAAGAATTTAGTTCCAGAGGAGCGCCCTGAAGAATCCACAATCCCAAAGATAGAATTCAGGTACCTTACTGTACGACATGTCCTTAGCCGTTTTAAGAGAGATGGTACTGTTCCATTTGAGAGTGCTGATAAGTTACCGTGCTGCACAACCCATGTAAAATTAGTTAACAAGGAATCTGGGTTTCTTTCAAATTCGCAGCTTAAAAGTTTGTTAAATATCCTTCTTCAAAGAGGTTGTGTAGAAACACATCCTGGCCCTAGAGGTAAGAAAGGGTCAAAAGACCATGGACACTGTGAACGCAAACAAGGCGTCAAAGCTGGGACCCACCGATCTAAGCACCTTAGGATGACTACTGTACCAATTATCATCAAGACATTCAAGAAAACACCTAAGTTAGACGCCCCACCAACTGAAGAAGAAGTGACTATCGCCGCCGCTGTCGAAGCTGAAAATGCTTCTAATCACACAACTACCACCAGTAGCGCCGCAAGCGAAAAAGTTGTCTCAGGCCGTAAATTCTTTACAGCATTCGATGATGCCGACGACAACGCGGAGTGTATTTTGGGAAACCACAGCGAAGACGAGCAGTCAGATGGTGATGATAGTAGTTCGGATGAGGAACCGGAGAAAGCGAAAACACCGATACTTGATGGGCATCATTGCACCGATGCTCAAGTCCGAGCTGCTGTCATGTTAGGATGGTCAGGTGACCCCAGTTCAGTGAAACGTGAATCTTTCTTGATGTCACCTAAACACGAATCTAGGCCTTTATTGGATCGTGGAGTAAAAGCATGCGACTCACCATTTGTCTTAGAGACGTGGGAATTTGATGCCGTTGACGAAATGTTCAACATTTCCAAATTGCCCCAACTGCTTTTGGCCATCCGCGCTCAAGGCACTTTCTACGGTTGCCTTTACTTGGCCTACTTACTCTTCCGCTATTACCCAATCTATCTTTCGATTGGGTTGATCACAGGATATTGGTTTGCCTCCGTTTTCAGACTTGTTTTTGTATTAATAGCATTAAACACAGGCATAAACCAAATCTTGGGTGTGATTTCACGCAGCAACCTTGTATGGCGAAGAGTTAAAGTTTTGTTTGTCCCGCACATGCTTACTTGTATACTTAGAGAAAATTCAGATTGTCGGGATCCAGACACGGCTAACCTTGATCAGTGTTACTTGCGAAATGCGTCCATTTCTATACCTGCTGCTATAGCTGTCGATTGTAAAATCAACACTTGTAAAATTGCAAGGCACATCTTACCACTGATACAGGGTTTTCGCCCTATTGGCGATTCTGGAGAGATATTCGATACATCTTCAGTAAAATCATTTGGTTTTCCTTCGTCCCTTTCAGACTCTTGTGTTATACAGCCCTTGGGACACGTGGAAACAGAATCGCCAGACACATTTTCAAAAATTTCCAAAGCCTTTTCAGCCAACATTCAAGACCCATGTGGTCGTGCCCTCGCAAAATCTTCGCGTATGGTGCGAGGCATCGCGAAACAGGCTTACAAGACTTACCAGATCCAACGAATGGAGATCGACTTAGTTCACCGTCTCAACTTTTTGCGCGCTCTAAGAACTTCCGTAAACTACCCTGGGGAGCAGTGCCGGGCTATTCTCCGCTCAGCCTCGACAGGAATGACCCTGAGACGGTACGTATGGGCTTCAATCGACGAGTTGGTGGCACTACTAAATACCAATGCCAGCCTTGGGCCCTCGAATTACTTCGCGCCAATTCAACTAAGTACGCTAAAGAGTTTGGAAAAACTGTCAACTTTATCCTCCCAACCGATCAATACATTAATGGCCTTCGGTTTAGTGAAGAGCGTAAATCTCAACTCAGAAGTGCATGGGAACGAATACGATTTAGTAGACCAGGAGACGCTATATCACATCAAGTCAAGGGATTTATTAAGCTCGAGTCTTACGGGGAATGGAAATACGCTAGATGGATTAATTCAAGATGCGACGAGTTTAAAGTGTGGGTTGGACCCATCTTTAAAGCAATAGAGAGTATTGTATACACTCACCCATCATTCATCAAACACACACCTGTCTCAGACAGGCCTGTAAAAATAGCAGCATTAGATCGCCATATTTTTTGGTTTAAGAAAGCAACAGATTGGACGTCAATGGAGAAGCACTTCAAGAAAAAGGTTATGCAAGCTCTTGAAGAACCCCTGTACAATGTAATGTTAGAAAAAATTTTGCCAGCGGATGATTTAAAATTTATAAATAATATATTACAGGGGAAAAACACTATAAAGGCCAAACATGGAATACTGGCCAAGGTGTTTGCCACTCGCATGAGTGGAGAAATGAATACTTCTCTCGGCAATGGTTGGGCTAATTATGTAGTATTTCGCACCATTGTCGAAATGAAAAATGGCCGTTTTGAGGGTTTCGTCGAGGGTGATGACGGGATCTTCGCTTGCAGTGTAGATATTACCACAGAAGATTATGCCATGTTAGGTTTTGATGTAAAAGTAATTGACCACGACAGCGCCGCCACTGCCAGTTTTTGCGGCATAATCTCAGCCTGTGATGGGACACTGATTAAGGACCCGCACAGGTTTTTTACCAATTTTGGATGGACTCATTCTATGATACAAGCTGGAGACACAATCATGAATGAATTATTACGTGCTAAAGCTCTATCGGCAGCCTACGAGGTACCACAATGCCCTATAGTAGGTGCCATGGCACGCTATGCCCTCAAAATTACACGAGGTTACGAACCTCGATTTATCGAGGATGGTTATCACGACACAACTCTGATTCCCAGAGACGAGAAAACTAT